ATAGGCACCCATTCGTTTTCTTCTTTAATGTCTGTTGGCTGTGGAAGTTTCCATTTGCCTATGCTACGTGTCATTTGTATTTACGGTTGTCTATTGTAGATAGAACCATGCCACCTTTGCGATAATCTGCGGTTTTTATACGCGAGTTAGATAACCCACCTTTACGGTAGTACTTTTTAAGTTTATCCAATTCTTCTTCAGAAAGTGATGGATAATTACCCTCTAGTTTAGGTTGAATTTTTAGTTTGTCTAATTCTTCTTTAGAAAGTTCTGGGTAGTTTCCTTTTATTTTAGGTTGAATTTTTAATTTGTCTAAGTCCTTATTAGATTTTTCAATAATTTTATCTTTATTACGCGCCATATAGCGTTCTCTATGCACAGTTAAATTTTTAGAAAGTTTGTTTCCTGCTTCCCATTCCTTCATAGCTTTATCTAAAAGTTCTTTACGTGTCATCAGTCATCATCCTCTACAATTGCTTTAGGTGGCATAAGCATAACGCCGCCACTTGCTTCTACCTGCATCTTCTCAGTCTTAACCAAACCTGTACGGTCAAGTAATTCTTTAGCTGCAGACATCTTATCACGAATGCCTAGTTCAGTTGGGTCCATAAGACCACCGACCATAGCCATAGCTGCACGTGGCGCATTACGTGCCATGTACATATGAGTAGCATCTAGAATTTCTTCTTTGATGCCCTTTACAATTTCAGCAGTACTAGAAGTCTCAGCATAGCCAGCAAGTTTTTTGGCAGCAACAATGTCACCACCTGCTTCCTCAAACAGTACATCTAGTAGTTTTTGCTGTTTTTCGGTTAATTGTCTAGCCATATTATTTTTTTCCTTGGTTCTGACACTTAGCAACTGCCTTACAATTAGCTGGTGTTGAGCAGTCTTTACAATTTTTAAAATCTTTAGGCATCTCTATTCCTACAAGTATTTTACATAAAGTAAAAAGTAGCACTAGTCAAGTTTTTCTTTCACGTAATTAACAATCATTTCAAAAAAACCCGGAGACTGTTTGTTAGATTTACCTGTTCCAAAATTAATTTCTTTTGCTAGCTTCTTTTTTTTAGGGTCACTGCCTGTGTGCAGGGTCTGAGTACCGTGTTTTCTGCCACCTGTTTTTTCCATATAAGCCATATTAAAATTCTCCGTTTACTTTAAGGTGACGTACACAGTTTTTCCTGTTTGTGCAAAGTGCCTCTAAACAGTTCATCCTCAACTTTATGTACGTCATTCCTTTACTTTTTAGTAACGGATGTATCAACTACTCTTGGAGCCTGTACGCTTGGATGTTTACCTTCGTGGTTCATCCAAACAGCAAAAGCTCCTGTCATTGCACCAGTTACTACCGACACTAAACCTGCTTGGGCTGCAGTTGGGTTAGGTAAGGTCATAAACCATTCCACTACACGCCAACTCATAATTGTCATCACAAGCATCATAAATCTAGGAAGCAGTTTCCATTCAAGTATTTTTTCTGCAGCCATTATATACTCCCATAATAATAAAAGCTGCAAGCCACTTTACAAATGAAAGTGTTTTTTCAATAGGCTCATATCGCCACGATAGCTGCTGTAGTTTTTTGTTTTCTACTTTTAGCTGCCTATTTATTTTTCTTTCGTTAAATTTTATCATTGCTCTTTCATCTTTGCAACTTTTTCTACAAGCTCTTTTATTACTTTTGCGTCTTCTGGACGTTGCTTAAATCTACCAACCAGATATGTAAAGAGCATAGGGATTACAAAAACAGCAATGCTAATACCAATAACAAGTTCAAATGCATTAGCAAGAAGTTGATCAAACGCTACAAGCAAAGCTTGCCACGGATTTTCTACTTCTTTTATCTGCTCAGTCGTTAAACTTTTATCTTCTTCTACAGATGCTGCACCTACTAATGCACCACTTACTGTAGCTGCGCCTATAGCCACCGGATTGCTAGTAATTGCTGCAGCACCTATAGCTGCGCCTGTAGCACTAAACCCTGTAGATATATCAGAAAAACTTATTTTATCACACGCTGTTAAAAAAGTCAACGCCAAAATTACTAATAGCGTTTTCACTATGATCTCCTGAATTGCGCGGTTTTATCCTGTATCTTTTTAGGCTGCTTGACGTGTTGCTTACCAGCACGAGTTCCTGCTCTTTTAGCAGCACTCGTCTTTGAATATTCTTCTGACGTAAGGGCTTTAATAGCTGATGCCGGAAGATATCTTTCACCTGTGGCTTTTGGTCCTTGGGTGGAAGGGTTTCCACTTTTGGTTCTCCAGTTTTGATTAGTCCACTTAACTAAATCTTTTTGGGGTGGTTTTCGTAATGACATATCTAAGTTATACCACTTTAATTACTATTTGTCAAGAGGAAAATAAAAATGCTGCAAGCATAAAAGCTAAACCTATCAATACAACACCAAATACAATAGTGTACATTTTTATCTGTTCCATCATTTCATTGTGCCGCCGTATCGCTTCACGTCTTGCTTTAGCTGCTGCTTCTTTGGCTTCTTGTATTCTCTTTTGTCTTTCAGCCAATATGCTTTTCCACGTACCGGGACCAAAACGCATATCCACCATAGTGGCTACTTCTTGCATTTTTTCTGCCGCAATCTTGGCATCAATCATTTCACGTGCTACGTTATTGACACCAAACTGGTCAGCAACTCCTACACCAGATTTTTTAGTACGCTCTTGCTGTACCTGCTTTTCACCCTCAAAGAGTTTGTCCACATAGCCAGCAATCTCGCCAATATCTTTAGCGGTATTGATGCTAGATTTAATGCCATCTACGGCACTTTTAACTAGCGCAATACCCGCAAGGGTTTCTGCAATCATCTCTGTGTCTCACTTGTTGGTTGGTTTGCACACTGCAGTTATTCTAGTATAACCTCCGTCTGGTAATGGTATTTGGTTTTGTCGGGAAAGTTTAGTAGCAAAATAAAGACACTTATCCATGTCTATAAAGGTTTGGGTCTGGTTTATTATCTGAGTACCCATATACACAACGAGTACAAATTGTATCACCTGTAACCACCACCTGCAGCTTTATATTCTCTTGCCAGCATTTGTGCCTTACGTGCCGACCACTGACCGGGCTTACCACCCTTGCTGCCAGCTTTAATCTTTTGAAATAATCTTTTTCTCAGTGCGGGCTTAGTATAGTTGCCAGCTTCATTAACTCTACTCTTGCTCTTCGCTTTAGACTTCGCCGGTTTGCTAGCTTTTCTAACTGCCCCACCTTTCTTGTACTCTTGCTTTTTCTCCACGTCTGTAATTGTTCCTTTGTTGGCTGATGCATAGAAGATTTGCTCACCCTTATTCTCCCCGTACTTTTTTGTCATCGCAGATTTAATCTTAGAGCCTTTAGTTGTGAGGGGCATATCTCCTTTTCTCCTAGTTACCACGTGTTGGGTTATAATATTCAACCGCTGATAATGTTACACCTAGACTTCCACCGCCGTTAAAAACAACAAGCTTGTCACCAGCGTGAAGATGAAGACGGTCGGCTGTAATCATATTATATACATCATTACCCGATATAGATTTGTTATTTACTATGGTGTAATATGCATTGTCTTCTTTATGATACCATTGTATTGATATACTATCTGTAGAAGAAGCACCATTACTAACGTGTAAAAATTCTATCGTAGCATCGTGGAAAGCGGGAACCGTGTACAGAACATTAGCACTAGCACCGCCAGATGTAGCTGTTACAGCTATGCTTTCAGTTACAGTTTTATATTGTAAAGCTACCATTACTTATTCCAGTTCAATACAGTACGATGTTTCTTCCAGAACCAATTGCCAATGCAGGTAAAGGGCTTTCCTGTGTTTAGCAAAGCCAAACCCAAATGTCTAACCAAAGTACGTTTTAACTTTGTACTGCTTGTTAGGTTTCTTACTATGCCTACCGGGGCGAGTAATGCGTTTTTTATAAACTGAAGCAATTGCTCCAATAGTTTGTTTAGCCATTTCATGTTACTTCTTCTTTGCCATACCACCACGCATCATTTTCTTTGATGCCATCTTAGCCATTCCACCGCCACGCATCTTCTTGGCTGCTACACCGCCACCACGCATCTTTTTAGCAGCCATCTTTGCCATACCGCCGCCACGCATTTTTTTCTTAGCTACCATGTCTAAGTTCCCTTCTATCTAGTACTAGACTCTGATACACTTCCTCTGGAAAGTGTTTATAATATCCAGACTTCTGCAGACTTAATGCTGCATCGTCTAGTGTGGATAGCCTCTGT